ACCTATCTTTAGCCGCTAATGGCGAGAAGACAACAGATGACAGAATACTATCTAAAATAACAGGCTACGATTGTAAGATTCGTAGAGTTTTGGATGAAGGAATTGAGGCAGTGTGCCAACAATTAAAAATTAAATCGGTTAATCCTAACCAGGAGACCAAAGAAGAATAAAAGAAAGGTATATTATGATTACAAGTGAAGACATCAAACGAATCTACAACAATCATAACAAAATAGAAAAACTTATAAACAATGCTATATCAGCTTGTAAAAAGGCTGAATCAGACGATTGGAAAGAACTATGGCATGGTATATTTGTTAAACTATGTAAGAAATATAATAGAAGTGACTTATATAATAAACATTTACACTAACTGGTTGCCATTTAACGATTTATATGGTATATTATAAATATGAAAACGATAAACGTCACATTAAAAAAGAAAACGGTCTCCGAAGTTTATAATCAAGTTAAACTTTGCAGTGACCTTGGTTTTCCTAACTTTCAGAAAGGCGAACCTATTAATAAATTAATGCGTGAAATAAAGAGAGAGGTTATGAAACAGAAAAAAGACGATAAGATTGTATTATGGAAAGAACTGTTAGATTTCTGGCCATTATCAATTGTAGTACCAGCATGTTTAATACTGATACTAATTGGTCCGTACTTAATGAGGTAGTATGAACATATTTTATCTAGACAAAGATCCAGTTGTCTCTGCTCAAATGAGTTGTGACAGGCATGTATGTAAGATGATAATAGAGTCAGCTCAAATGTTATCTACAGCACATAGATTGTTAGACGGTATAGCGTGGACAGATTATTCAAAAAATGGTCGTAAGATTAAAAGATGGCGACTAGAAGATTTACATTTAGAAGATACAATTTACAAAGCATGTCATACAGGTCACCCGAGTACGTTATGGGTTATGGATAATGTATTTCACTATGCTTGGTTATATAACCATATGATTGCTCTAGGTGAACAATTTAAATTAAGATATAATCATACGGAAGACCACATGACAATACGTAAATTAAAAGATGTATTAAGAAACCCACCTAAAAATATACCATTAGCAAAAATACCTACTGATCCAACACCAGCAATGCCAGATGAATGTAAAATACCTGGTGATGTTGTTGGCTCTTACAGAAAATATTATATAATGAAGAAAAAAGATTTTGCTACATGGAAATCTCCTGCTGTTGTACCAGTATGGTATCAGAAAGAAGTAAATGCCTAAACATTTAAAGACAGGTAGTGGTACAAAATTTAAATATGATGGTAAAAGTAGACCAACAGATGACCATTATAGAAATAGATGGAACGAAATTTTTGGCAAAAAGAAAAACCCTATTGCTAAAGACGTAAGAACACCAAAATATAAACCAAGGGTAGTAGAGAGTAAGAAAGTCTACAATAGAAAGAAATATAAAAAAAATGGACAAGAAACAGATTAGACCTTACACACTAGAGGAAGAAAAGATATTAAGAGAAGGATTAGACGAGACTATGGAGGTGACTTATGAGAATGTTGCTACGTTATCAGTAGAAGACCCTTTTGCTAATTTAAAAGTAGAAGGCGATAACAGTTTACCACAGGATAAGACAGAGGAAGAAATTATATATAGTTATGAAAACAGAGATACAGAAAATGACCCATTTAAGGGTACTGATATTGAAGGAAAAGATTAATGGCTAAAAAAGAAAAAATATATGAAAGAAATCCTAACACTGGCGTAATACGTTGGCGTTATGTAGGTGAATCACACGAAAAGTTTGGTTGGCCTAATTATGGAAGAATATTACATGAAAAGAAAAGAAAAACTAAAAAAAAGTGAATACGAAAGTATATACGATTGTATAGTATCAGACCAAGTACCGGCTGACGCTATAGCAAAGTATTTTGAAGACAAAGATTTTTACAGTTATTACACAAGGAGAAAAAATGGCTATCAAAGAAGCGTTAATTAAGAAATTGGAAGGCGATGTAGCCTCTAGTGAAGCTAATCTAAAATCATTTTTAGAAAAACCGATTGGTGTTGCAGAGCATATAGACTACGTTGAAACAGCTGAAAAAGAATTAATTAAACTTGCAGACGCAAAAGATAAGTTAAAAACTATCAAAGAGTTGTAATGGCATATAGCGTCAACGATAAGTGTATAATGTGTAAACACACTGATTGCGTTGAAGTTTGTCCTGTAGATTGTTTCTATGAAGGAGAGAATATGTTAGTTATTAATCCCGATGAGTGTATTGATTGTGGAGTTTGTGAGCCAGAGTGTCCTGAAGGAGCAATACTATCAGACATGGAGGAAGAAGGACAAAAGTGGATTGCATTTAACGATAAGTGGTCAAGACAGTGGCCTGTAATTACAGAGAAAAAAGAAAGTCTAGACCCTAACAATGAACATAGAGACGAACCAAATAGATTAGAAAAGTATTTTAAAAATAAATGACCAAAGATAAAACATATAAACTTGCATGGATAGTTGCTATACCACTAATTGTTTGTTTACTATTAGCTGGTTGTGCCAAACCTAAAAAACCAACATTAGGTGCCATGGATAAATTTTTTGATTGTCTAGGTGATAGTAGCAAGTGTGAAAAGATAAAAGATGAACAAGTTAGCGAACAAGATTAAAGAGTCAGGTGATTTATTAAAAACACTAGAAGGCCACGATAGATTACAATACTTGGTAGACAAAGCAAAAGAGGTAGAAGATTTACCTGATATTGTGAAGACAGAGGAGAATAGAATTAGAGGTTGTGCCAGTAAGTTATGGATAATTGGTGGTAAACAAGAAGATGGTACAATGATATATAAAGTTGATGGTGACGCTCATATAACTAGAGGTACTGCCAAAGTGGTTACCGATATTGTTAACAATGAACAAGCAACAGAGATTGCCGAGTTAACAGTTGATAGTTTTATACCATTAGGTATCAGAGAGTTATTAACAATGCAAAGACAAAATGGTTTAGGTGAATTAATACAAAGAATTATAAGGTTAGCAAATGCCAATATACACGTTTAAAAATAAAAGAACTAAAAAAGAGTTTACAGAAATGATGTCCATCGCAGAAATGGAAGAATATCTGTTGAAAAATAAGCATATTAGACAAGTTATAACACCCATAAATATATCCGGTGGCGTAATGGGTGTTAATATGAAAAACGATGGTGGTTGGAAAGACAACTTATCACGGATTGCAGAAGCACACCCAAACAGTGCGTTAGCCGATAGATATGGTAAAAGATCAGCGAAAGAAATCGCAACAAGAAACGTAGTCAAGAAACACTTGAAAAGACAAGCACAAGGGAGAAAAAAGAAATGACAAAAGACATACCAGATTACATGAGAGGTTTTGATCTGACCGATGATTGGGGAATGACACCAGTATCAGCACCACCTAAACAAGAGCAGGTAGTTGTAGATACCAAACCTATAGAGAATGCTAGTTTAGAAATATCTAAAGTAAAAGCAGATGTTTCATCTATAAAATCTATGATGAACGAGGTTATGCAAATAGTGGCAGAGAAGGATACTATAACAAAAGAAGTATCAGATGAAGATCAAAAGGCAAAGATGAAAGAACTTGAAAAAATAATATTACCTTTTTTATATAATTTAAGTAAAACTACTGAACCTTACATACATTGGCCTAACAGAGGTCCGATTATCAAGGCACAGATAGAAAAAGTGTTAAAAATAACGAGAGGATAAAATGAAATTAAGTAATAATTTTAGTCTTAAAGAACTAACAGCTTCACAAACAGCTGACCGTAAGGGTATTAATAACAACCCTAACGAAGACCAAATAGAGAAATTAAAACTGTTATGTGAAAAAGTTTTGCAACCAATAAGAGACCATTATGGCAAGGTAGTTACCGTGTCTAGTGGGTACAGATCCGTAGAGTTGTGTGAAGCAATAGGATCAAGTAAAAATAGCCAACATGCTAAGGCGGAGGCGGCCGATTTTGAAATCTTTGGATTGAGCAACGCTGAACTATGTAAGTGGATATCTGATAATCTGGATTTTGACCAGATGATCCTTGAATACCACAAGTTAGATGAACCTAACAGTGGGTGGATTCACTGCTCTTATAAGGCTGAAGATAATAGAAAACAAATTTTACGTGCTTACAGAAATGAAAGTGGTAAAACTTGTTATGAATCATACGAGCCAAAGTGAAAAGAAAAACGGGACGAGTTAAGAAATAGTCCCGAATTAATAAACGACCATTTACAACTTTACAGGTCAACATGATATACGAAAACAAATTTGGTAAAATCAAAATTGAATTAGAAAATCTTAACAACAAGACTATTGGTATTGCCATGTCAGGTGGTGCCGATAGTACCTTGTTATGCTGTCTACTAGCAAACACAATCAAAGAAAAAGGTTTAGATATAACAATACAACCATATAATGGTTATGATATGTGGGCGCCAGGTGATTCAGCACAATTACCAGAAATTATAGATTACATTAGAGCAAAATATACTAACGTAATAATTAACAATCCAATATTTACAGTATTCAATTCAGATGGTGGTGCTTCAGGTAAAAAACAAGATTGGATTAGACCACTTCATAGACAATTAGTTAAACACGGTGTAATAGACCATACGTATCATGCTATCTCATTAGGTCCACCAATAGAAGTACAAGAGAAATGGAAAACTAATTTTAGAATACCTGGTGGCAGAGATTATAATAAGAATACACACGTACAAGACGACAAGAATACCACTCCGTTTATGACGATTGATAAACGATTTATGATAAGAGAATATGAAGACGAAGGCCTAGATGACCTATTGGAAATGACGGCCAGTTGTATAGTACCAGGTGAGAAACCATGTGGACAGTGCTTTTGGTGTCTAGAGAGAAATTGGGCATATCAGGAAGTATTAGGTAAATCCTGGACTTGACTTTAAAGCGATTTTGGTATATATTGATTATATTATGAGTAAATTTAAATTTATAGAACTAGATAAGAGCGTCTTACCAAAAACTAAAGGTAAGAAAATAGACGGACATAGATTTTATCAAATAGATGGTAAGAACTATCCGTCAATAACAACAGTCCTTGGTATACAAAAGACCAAAGAACTTCAAAAATGGCGAGACAGTATTGGTAACGATGTTGCTAATTGGGAAATGGGTAGAGCGGCCAGACGTGGTAAAGCTACACACACATTAGTTGAACAATATCTCAAAGGCGAAACACCAAGTGAAAGATCAGTACTACCATTAGGTCTATTCAGACTTTTAAAACCATACGTAGATCAGATTAACAACATACATGCTTTAGAAACAATTATGTATTCTAAAAAATTAACTGTTGCAGGTCAGGTTGATTGTATTGCAGAATATAATGGTAAGTTGTCAGTAATTGATTTCAAAACAGCGAACAAAGAAAGACAAGAGAGTTGGATTGAGAATTACTTTTTACAAACGTGTGCTTATTCTATCATGTACGAGGAATTATATGGTACGAAGATAGAACAGTTAGTTATATTAATCGCAGGCGAAGACGGAACTATGGTGCCTTTCATTAAAGAAAGAAAACCATATGAAGAAAAATTAGGTAAATCTATACAGGACTTTTATAAATATTATGAAGAAATCAACAAAGACAAAGTATAAGAATGAACTTCATATATTCCTTGATACTCCTACTAGGAGTGGCCACAGCCTCTGTAGCCGAGGAAGATAAGTCTTATCAAAATTCCAATCTAGCACCTAGCGAAATGCCTGTACTATGTGGACATCCAGATTATGTACACAAGTTTATAACAGGAAAAGGTTTTGTATTAGAAAATGCTAGTCTTGGTAGAGCAGGTGCTCATCCAAAAGGAGAGCCAGTAATGATGATAACAACCTATTCAAAAGACGATCAGATGATAGGCACTGTTGACATACCAACAGGTGATTCAACGTGTATAATGTACCACACGTTTGATAGAACTGAACTAAAAAATAGGAGTCAGTAATGATTAAAATGAATAGTAAAACTTTCTCGCAAGAGATTGAGAGTACAGTACGTAAAGAAAAGATATCTTATATAGACGCAATCATACATTTATGTGAACAAAAAGATTTAGATCCAGGTAAGGTAAACTCATTTATTAATAAACAAATTAAAGAAAAATTGAAAGTTGAAGCGATGAACTTGAACATGTTGAACGTACCAAAACAAGGCTCGCTACCAGTATAGAATGCATGACGGATTTGACGTATTTAAAATTTATTTAGCAATAAAATTACATTTTACCACCGATAGTTATAATTATCACGACTATGGTGGTAAAGTGAATTGTAAACTAGAGACATTTACAAAGAGAAATGATAGATATTTCTTCCACAAGTTAAGTAAACAATACGATAAATATCAGATATTAGATTTTTTTGTTGCTAATTTTTTAGACAACGACAAACAATGGGTAGGAAATTTATTAAGAAAAGATGGTCAAGAAGTTTATCTCAATTATAAGAAACACAAAGATGGTATTGGTTACCACTTTAGAAGGGATAGCGTATCTGTTAATGATGATTTCACTGCTAGGTCTCTTTCTTTTAATGATGGTTTATGCAACGATACAGGCCAGCATCCACGGTTGCTACAACTTTATATTAAGAAAAAAATAAGTCACCAGACGATGGTGATTCTAGATTACCACTTAAATTTTATCAAAAATTGGGACAAACAGATTACCGAAACGTTTGTCTGGCCAATACTCTCCAAACGACTAAAAAAGTATAGAAAATTCGTACATTTTAACGAGACCGAGACGAAATTAACGTTAAAGGACGTGTTTGTTCGCTAAATGTTCTGGTTGCCTTTTTGACGTTTTTCTGATATATTATACGTATATTTGAAAGGAAAAACACTATGAAAAAACTACTACTAACAGCCTTAATAGTTAATGCAATGATTTGGTTGCTATTAGGTAACATCGCTAACGCTCATCACAAGCCAACCAATCAGATGTACAAAGAGTACAGATATAAATCAGTTGGTTCAGATAACTACAAAAAATTAGAAACAGATTTAGTTGAAAACAAATTAACAGTATTTGTAGATAAACAATTAGAAAACAACCACAAAACTGGTTTAGTAAATTATGTGGTATGGGAAAATGGTAAAATCATTGTAGATAAATCTAATTATACAGATGAGATTATAAAAAATAATAACCTATTGAGATCAAATTCTATGGGTAAAAGTATAGCCGCTTACGTAGTAGGTCACGGTGTTTGTAAAGGTTATATTAACAATATTAATCAATCAGTTGCAGATTGGGCTATCTTAAATAATACACTATACGCTGACAATACTATGTTAGAGTTAATGAACATGACAGCAGGTGACCATAACTTTATAGGTGAGTATAAGTATGGCCAGTTTAAACATAGCTCAGATGGTGCTGTATATGGTAAAGGCGAGAACACGGTACAGAAAATTAGTATTGCTCAAAACATGAATAAGTTTTTTAGAGGTACAACGAAAAAGAAAAGTGTATATAATTATAGTGCCTTAACAACACATGTATTTTTAAATTATTTAATCAGTAAGTTTGATAGTGCTGAAGAATAT